TATTTAACGTCTTGATTACATAAGTCTCTTAGAAGATTGTTATCCTCCATTAAATCCATTACAGGTATTAAGTACTCCTGACAATATTCTTTAAAGGTGTGTATGTTAGCTATCCAATGGTTAGAAAATATCCCTTCCATCTTATGCGATTCATCAGATAAGTCAATATTCCATTCTAATCTTTCCGAAATTATCTTATAGATGTCTAAATAAAGTTCATGCCATTGCTGACCTTGTGTTATTAAATTTATTTTAGGATTCTTAGAAAAGAAACTATAAACGTCTGGGTTGTCTACGTCTTCACTAATAGTGTTTAAAACGTATTCACTTGATTTGTGTATTTTCTTATAGAATTTGTGAGATACTACACCGTAGTAGTCATTGTTTACATAATCGCCAGATTCGTACATTCTCCTAATTACACCAGACTCTAGGTATTTATCACTTGTAGGGTTTAGTAACGGTTCAAAGTCTTGCGTTCTATTCATGTTAAATATTCTTTGTAAGTCTTTATAGTAAATCTGTCTTACTTTAAACATATAAGGTCGCTTAAACCTTTAGAGATTAGTATATCTGCTAAACCTTGGTTAGCTTCTAAGTCTTCACTAGTAACTACTGAGTTATCTAAAATAACTTTTCTGTTTACGTTTTTGAATACCCAAACTTTTGTAGGTGTTTCTAAATCTGTGTAAACCTCTACTTCTTTTTCTTCTTTATTAAAATCTTCCATTATATATATTTTTAATACTTTTTCTAAGATACAAAAAAAGAGGGTTTTAACGCCCTCTCTTAATATTAATATTATACTTCTACTTCTTATTAGTATTCTACTTCTTATTCTACTTCTACTTTCCGAACCATTAAATTAGTTTTACTAAACAAAGTTAACCCTTTCGAACCATTAAATTTATTTTACTATTAATAGTTAACCCTTTCGAACCATTCCCAAAAAAAGCGGAAGCCTTTCGAACCATTAAAGTAAGTAACCTGCTAAAGTAGTATCTGTTGTAGCTGCGTCAGTATTAAAGAACTTTTTAACTTTACCTCTATTAACACCTGTAAACGTCAATACGTCCCCTGTGTCGTCTCCTGGTGCTGCTCCTGACCCTTTAGTCTGCTCAGACAATTCTACGCCGTCAGTCTCTCCAATAATAAACCAACTTCCATTCTTGTCTTTAACTGCAAATACTAAAGCAGTTCCAACCATATCTTCGATAGCGTTTCTTACTGTAGTAGCTCCGTCGATAGTTCTAAAAGTTAAAGAAGTGTTATAGTAATAACCTGAGTTAGCACCGATTTGTAACTCTTCTGACCATGACGCTGTATCTTTGTGTACAGTTAAAGCAAAAAGCCCTTTAGACGCTTCAAAAGTGATACCATCAAGCTCTCCGTCTACTGTGCTAGTAAGTGCTTCAATTTCTGATTTATTACCTACATAAATCTTATCCTTCTCAATACCTGGTACATTAAAGGTTTCATCGCAAGAAGGACCCGCCCAACCTGCTGTAATTAAACATTCTGCCATTTTATTATGTTTTAAAGGGAGTCCGAAGACCCCCGTTATTAAATCTTATTATTAGTAGTTATCTACTGAAACCTCAGAAGGGAAGTGTAACTGTACACCCATTGCAAATCTACCTTTAACCCTTACATTTTCCATATCTTGGTCCATGTATACCATTAAGTCTTGCTCTTCATTAGCTAAATCAACAGCTAAAACTAAGTTAGAACGTCTAGCTAAAACTAGTTTATCAGTTCCATTAAGACCTCCTACACCTTCGATAGCGATGTTTGTACCGTCCACAAATCTCTTTTCGAATCCTGCGTTGTAAACTACAGCCCCGTGAGTATCTCTGTAAGCTCTTTCGTATAACTTAACTTTGTCTTCACCCATTAAAACTACCCAGTCATTTTCTTCTTCAATTCCAGAAAAAGCGTCTACACCTAAGTTCTGGTAAAGCTCTTCAACTGCTCCGATAATGTTAGAGATTGTTAAAGCTCCTGTAGCTCCTTCGTATGCAAGGTTACCAGTTTCATCTGCGATAACTTTATCTAATCCATTCATTAAATCGTAAGAAGATACAGCGTTCGGTGCTGTTGCTTTATTACCTCTCCATAAAGTTAATTCTACAGCCTTAGCGATACCTTTAGAAAGCTCAGTTAATAAACCTGCTTCGATTGGTGCTAAACCGTCATACTCTTGACCCGCTGGCATGATTTGACGTGTAAACTTAGCTTCTAAGTCTCTAACACAATACTGAGTATTGATTTTAAAAGACTCTACGATAATTTGTCTTTGCTCAATTGTTAAATCACCTTGTGCGTTGAATCCACAAGCTGAACCGTCTTGAAACAAATCGTAATCATGCGAAAAGTCTGGTAACTTGTGCGTACCTGGTTTGAATCCTGTTAGGATGTTCATTTGTGCCGATGTCTTCGACTTTAATACTGCTTTTGCGAAAAACTCTTCTGCGTGTTCAGAAGTGTAATTTGATAATCCTGCTAAATCTAATGCCATTTTTATTTATTTAATTTATTCTTTACTACGTCTCTAAAAGACATTTTTGTTTTTACTTCATTTTTAACCTCTGTAACTGGCTTTAATTCTTCGCCCTCTGTTTCAGATAGTTTAGCCTTAAGCTCTTTAATCTCTAATTCTTTAGCTTCGATACTATCCTTTAGAGAGTTCATAGCTTTGTAAGACTCTTCTAATACGTTTCTAGTCTCTTCGATTTCGTTGCTTAAATCTGCGTTAGCTTCTTTAGCTTCTTTTAATTCGTTTGAAACTTCCCCGTATCTGTCAGATAGTTCGTTAGACGCTTCGCCTAATTTATTGTTTAAGAAAACCTTAACCTTATTTAGGATAGATTCCTTTTCTTCTGTAACGTCTTCAACAACCTCTTCAATATTTTCTTCAACAGTTTCTACTGCTTCTACTTGTTCAGTCGCTTCTACAGTTACCTCTTCAACAGTTTCTACTGCTTCTTGTACTTCTGCCATTTGTAAGCTATTTGGTTTATTTTTAAAATTATTTACTATTTCAGTAGTAGCCATTGCAGCTACATTCATTCCTTCAGTTAATCTAGTAGCAAATCCGTACTCTAACGCTTCCGAACCTGTTAACCATGTTTCCTCATCCATTAAAGAAGTTAAACGCTCTAAGGATAGATTTGAGTTCTTCTTATAGATGTTTAAGATAGTTTCTTTAATCTTGTCTAGTACGTCCGCTTGTTTCCTTAAATCTTCAGACTCACCGCCTGCCATTGTCCATGGGTTATGAATCATAAAGAAAGCACTTTCACTAATCTCTAATTCATCTGCACCTAAAGCGATAACCGTAGCGATACTAGCAGCTAAACTGTTAATCTTTACAGTTACTTTATTAGGCAACCCTTTTAAATAGTTATAGATTTCAATACCCTCAAAGACAGAACCACCAGGCGAGTTAATGTTAACTACTACTTCCTCGGTAGGATTTCCAATTATAGAAGATAATTCATCTTTTAATTCTTTAGCGTAGATTCCCCATCCCCCGATTTCGTCGAATAGGTCAACCTCTACTAAATTGTTTGTTTTCTGTGCGTTGTACCACATATTGCTCAATTATAGTATTAATTATGAATAAAAAAAATTACGGTTTTTAAAATTGTGTATAATTTGTCACCCACTTATAAACAGTAGACTCGCTCACTCTATACTTTTCCGATAATTCAAAGTATATATCGGGGTTGCTTCTTTTAGGTTGCGCTTTTTTAATTTCCTTAAATTCATTTCTAACGATGTATCTACTAGCTGCTTGACCATCTATTAAAAACTCATTGAAAAGCTTATCTATAACTTCTCTGTCTACTCCTGTTAATTTTGCTAGTTCTTCTCTCATTTTATAATGTTGAATTGTTTTGAATTTCCGATATTCTAGTTTGTGCGTCGTTAATCTCTACCACACTTACTGTAGGTTTAATATTAATATTGTTAATTGCTCTTAGTACTTGGCTATTTGTTGTGTCTGGTGTATTAACTGTCGAAGGCACTCCTAAAACTCCACCTTTAGCGAACTTCTTACCTCCTCCTGCTTCATTTATAGCAGATAAAGCACCGCCAAACATAGCAGTAGACTTTTTATTAATAACAGCTTCACCACCTTCTAACTCGCCTAGATTAGTTTTAATACCGCCTTGTGCATGACTTGGACCGCTTAAGATACCACCTTTAGCGAACTTTTGGCTAGCAACAATTCCTGCACTTGCTATACCTTGTGCTGCTATAGCTATTTTTTGAACAGTACCAATAGTTAAACCAGCTAAACCTCCCGTAAATAAGTTAGGTAAAAATAAAGGCGATTTCTCGTTAACTTCTACATTCATTAAAGCTTTTTGTGTGTTAATGGCAATCTCTGCAATAGCTAGAGCTTTTATGAGTTTACCGTTCTTTTTTCTAGACTTTTCATCTCTATCTAGTAAAGCTATTGTAGAATTAACTAAACTAGCCGCAGAATCAAATCTAGAGTTATTAATTTCCGCTTCTTTCTCTGCGTCCGCTTTTTTCTTTTTTAATTGTTCTTTATCATATTTCGCTTCAGCATCTCTAAGCTTTTTAAGGTCTCTTTGTTTTTTATCTTCTGCTTTTTCTTCTTTCTCTCTATATTTCTGCCTTATAGCTTCCTTATCTCTCTCATTAGCTTCTAATATTTGGGCTTCTGTTAGACCAGCTTCTGTGAGTTTCTGCTTTTCTTTTTCGTATTTAAGATCAATCAAAGCTAATTCTCTTTCTTCACCATCCATTAAGACCATTATCTTAAGTCTTTCGTGATCAAAGTAAAGCTTCCTTTGTTTTTCTAACTCTTCTGCTGTTTTCTTAGTAGCTTTTGAATCCCCCGTAGTACTTACGTCAGGAGTAGTAGGGTCAGCTTGTGCATTAGGGTCTTCACCACCGAATAAAGACTCAACAAGTCTTTGTCTTTGCGTTTGAAGGTCAATTGCTTCTTGTTGTGCTTCGTTATAGTCTTCTTGAATATCTTTTAAGAACATTAACGAGTTACTTAATTTGTCATTAGCTCTACCTTGGGAATTTACTGTAGGTAAACCAGTTTTGAAGTTATCAGTGATTATAGTCTGAGCATCTAAAGCTGATTTAGCAGCGCTTGCCATCCTCTCAAAAGAGGTTCCAGTTGTAGCTATCCCTAAATTATAGTCTTCATTAAGTTCTATGATTCTAGCTCTAATTTTACCTTCTTCTTCAAATATCTCATTTTGTAATTTAGCTGCTTTTTTAAGTTTCTCTTGTAATTTTTCATCTTGTAACTGAAGAGCAATTTTATTAATCATCTCTTGGTTAACTTCACCTAATCTCATAGCTAACTCTTCGTTAGTAGCTGTTTCAGCGTTTAAGTTGCCTAAAAACTCAGGGTACTCTTTGTTTAGTTGCTGTAT